GCCCCGCGCCTGCTGCGCAGCCGCTTCCGGAAACTGCCGCGAACGCATCAAAGGAAGGTAAGGCTGAAGATGCTGCCAAGCCCGCAGGCGCGCCAGAGGCCTATCAACCTTTCGACGTGCCGGACGGCCTGCCGGTGGACAGCGAGCAGATGGCTGCCTTTGGCGCGCTGTTCAAGGAGCTGAACCTCAGCCAAGAGGCCGCGCAGAAGCTGGTCAGCCTGCAAGCGCAGCAAATGGTCGATACGCGCAATGGTTGGTATGCAGCTTCGCAGGCGGACACCGAATTCGGCGGGCAGAACCTGAAAGCCAATCTGGAAACCGCCATGCGCGCGGTGGACGCTTTCGGCACACCCGAACTCAAACGTCTGCTGGTGGATACAGGGCTAGGCGATCACCCTGAAGTCATCCGCATGTTCTTCCGTGCGGGCCGCGCGCTGGCCCCCGACCGCATTGTCAGCGGTCAAAGCGCAGCTCCCGCCGCGCGAGGCTTGGCCGAGCGCTTGTACCACACCACCTGATTGTTTCTGAAGCGAGGAAAGAAAGCATGGCATCCCTGAACGCGAACGTCCTGACCCTGGCCGACTGGGCCAAGCGGCTGGACCCCAATGGCAACGTCTCCGCCGTGGCGGAGCTGCTGACGCAGACCAACGAGATTCTGGATGACATGGTGTTCCAGGAAGGCAACCTGCCCACGGGTCACCGCGTCACCATCCGCACCGGCCTGCCCACTGTCTACTGGCGCAGCCTCAACAAGGGCGTGCCCGTGAGCAAGAGCCAGACTGCGCAGGTGGATGAATCCTGTGGCATGTTGGAAGCTTATTCGCGCGTGGACAAAGAACTGGCCGCGCTCAACGGCAATACTGCCGCTTTCCGTTTGAGCGAAGACCGCGCCTTTCTAGAGGCGATGGACCAGGAGCAGGCGCAGACGCTCATCTACGGCAACCCGGCGCACGACCCCCGCCAATTCTTGGGCCTGGCTGCGCGCTACAGCACGATCGGCGGCGCAGCCAACGGGGCCAACGTGCTGGATGCCGGCGGCACCGGTACGGCCAACTGTTCGGTCTGGCTGGTGTGCTGGGGGGAAGGCTCCGTGTTCGGCACCTTCCCGAAAGGCTCCAAAGCAGGCCTGCACCAGAAAGATCTGGGCGAATCCACCGTGTATGACGAACACGGCAACCCATATCAAGCCCTGCAGACTCACTACCAGTGGAAGAACGGTCTGGTTGTGCGTGACTGGCGCTATGTGGTGCGCATCGCCAACATCGACACAGCCACTTTCGCGGACCTGTCCGGCACACAAGCGCCCATGGCCGTGGCTACCAACCTGATCCACCTGATGGCCCGCGCGCTGGATCGCATCCCCAACTTTGGCAACGTCCGCCCCGTGTTCTACATGAACCGCAGCGCCTACGGGCTGCTGCGCCGCCTGGCGCTGGAAAAAAGCGTCAACACCCTGTCCATCGAAAAGGGGCTGGATCAGTTCGGCACGCCCCGCAACTGGACCTCTTTCGAGGGCGTGCCCCTGCGCAAGGTAGATGCCTTGATCAACACGGAAGCCCGCGTGGCCTGATACGAGAGGAGAGCAACATGATCACTGATGCCAACCTGCTGCTTGCAGGCCAGCACAAAGCCGACGGCAGCATCGAACCGCAAACGGTTACCGCCGCCGCAGTTTCGAGTAACGCGGTGGATCTGCGCCGCCCGCTGGACATCGGGCAAGGCCAGCCGCTGTTCGGTCGCTTCCAAGTGCACACGGCCGCTGCCGGCGGCACCAGCATGGAGTTTCAGATCATCGCCGCCGACAACGACGCGCTGACCACGGGCTTGCAAGTGCTGGGCACAACAGGCCCCCTCGCGCTGGCGCAGCTCAAGGCGGGAGCGCGCTTTGCCTGCGCCATCAACCCGCAGATTGCCAGCCGCGCGAAGCGCTATCTGGGCGCGCGCTTCGTGCCCCAGGGCACCTTCACGGCGGGCGCGTACACGGCGGATATTGGTCTCGAAATCCAGGACGGCCAAAAAGCCATGCCGAGTGGCTACACCGTCATTTAAGGAGACTGGGCATGCCACGTTACCGTGTATTGGAGAAATCGTTCATCGGCAACCGCCTGGTGCATGCTGGCGAGGAGATCGACTACGAAGGCGAAGCCAGCAGCAATCTGGAACCGCTAGACACCCCGGTGGACGAACCTGCGAAAGAACCTGCGGAAGCAGGGAAACCAGGGAAACCGGGCCGGGCCCGGGGCGAGAACCCCTCTGCGCCTTTGGTGTAGGCAGCAGTCAGCTATGACCCAAACGGGGGTTAGGGGGCATATGCCCCCTTTTTTTGCGCCTACCTTCAGGGTATGGCAAGCATCATCGACATCTGCAATCTGGCGTTGGCGCGTTTGGGCGATGACGCCACGGTGGCCAGCATCGACCCCCCC